CTGCCAATAAGACATATCGGTATGCAATTATTGGTTGATTTTCATAATTTATGTATAATGGATTCCGTGGATGACCCATCTTGGAATCCGAACTTTTAGGAGTAAAGATGGCAACTACTACCACATCTACTGTCGCACCAGAAATAGCACCATACCTGACGTATGGTCTGCAACAGGCATCAGGTCTGTACCAAAAGGGTGGCCCACAATACTACACAGGCGAAACCTTTGTAGCACCCTCGCAAACTACACAAGCTGGCGTTCAAGCCTTAGAGACTCGTGCTTTGGCAGGTAGTCCTTTAACTGGTCTTGCTCAACAACAGTTACAGGGTACTTTGGGCGGTGCTTATCTGGGTGGTAATCCATTCTTTCAAGGTGCATTTGCCCCTGCTGCTCAAGCGGCTCAGTCTCAGTTCCAGAACACAATGGGCGACATTAGTTCCAAAGCAAGCCTAGCAGGTCGTTATGGCTCTGGTGCTATGGGTAACCTACAAGATAGGGCTTCTGGTCAGTATGCACAAGCATTAACTAACACAGCAGGTCAACTGGCTTATCAGAACTACGAGCAAGAACGAGCAAGACAGCAAGCAGCTATTGGTGCTGCGCCAGCATTGGCTCAAGCTGATTACCAAGACATTAACCAGTTGTTGCAAGCTGGTCAGTTGCGTGAAGGTTACCAAGGTCAACAGTTGGGTGCTGATATTCAGCGTTTTAACTTCTTGCAAAACCAACCACAACAGAACTTACAAAACTATATGTCATTGGTATATGGCAACCCACTAGGACGAGTTGGACAGACTACTGCGTCTGGTGCGGCTGATACTTCTGCGTTCCAGAAGTTGCTAGGTACTGCTGCTGTTGGCGCAGGTGTTTACAAGAATCTAGGCTCTCCTAACCTGAGTTACATCAATCCATTTAGTTCAAGTTTCCTTGGTGGTGCATTTAATTCACAACCCTCATTTGGTTACACAAACCCTGACCCTAACCTGTTCATGGGGCCTTAAGGAATAAAACATGGCTGGACTATTAGACATTTTCGGTACAGGCGGTGCAGACACAATGGGTCTGCTTGGTATGTCACCTGCTGACATTCAGCGTAATCGTGAAGATGCACAAGCACAAGCCTTGTATGCCCTAGCAGGGCGTTTATTCCAAGGTGGAAACACAGGTCAATCTATCGTTGAGGGATTGCAACAAGGTCAGAAAGCATATCGTGGCGGTATGCAAGAGACATTGCAAAGCCAGTTACAGAATGTCCAGTTGGCTGACATGATTCGTAAGCGTAAGTTAGAGCAACAAGCATTAGCTGAACAACAACGAATTCAAGGTGTTATCCAAGGTGCTGTAACCAAGCCTCAAGAGATGTATGGTGAGGACATGATGGGTCAGCGAGTAGGCGAAGGCATGACTGCTGGTGGCTTTGATTTGCAAAAAGCAATGCCTCAATTGATGGCTTCACCAGAAGGACGTAAAGCCTTGACTGAGTTGATTGCATCTAATAAAGCAATGAGTGGTGAACTTACTACATTACCAGAAGGTGCTAATCTTGTTCGTGTTAGCCCAACTGGAGATGTTAAAACTGTTGCTAGTGGCGCACCAAAAAAAGAAAAAGTAGATATTGCTGGAGATGTAAAAGAAGCAAGACAAGTTCTTGGAATCTTGACTCCAGTTGATGAAATGACTCAGACTGAAAGAGCCTTAGTTCGTGCTTACATTGACAGAAAAGATGCAGGTAAAGCACCTAAAGTTTCTGTAGATTTGAAAGACCCAACTGCTGTAGCAATGGCTGGTCTTAAAATGCAGGGTGATATTAGGCAAGATTTAAAAGGGCCTAAAGACACAGCTACTGCTTACCAAACAATGTATAACGCTGCCACAAACCCGACTCAAAAGGGTGATACAACAATGCTTTATACATTCTTTAAAGTTCTTGACCCACAGTCAACTGTGCGTGAAGGTGAGATTGAGATGATTAAACAATCTCGTTCTATCCCTGAGAAGTTTAAAGGTATGGCTTTGAAGTTGGCAAGTGGTCAAACATTGCTAGAAAGCGAAAGAGCAGACTTGTTAAATCAAGCATATCAATATGTATCTAATCAGCAAAGAGGCGTTACAGAAACAATTGATATGTATAAGGACTATGCCAAGGCGTTTGGTTTAAATCCAGAGAAAGCTGTTCCAAATCCATTTGCAGATATTAAGAAGCCTCCATCAAAAACTGTGATGATAAATAAAAAACAAACAGTTGCAAAACTTGCTGATGATGGTAACTACTACATTCAATCTGGAACAAATACGGATGGAACACCTAAGTATTTTAAGGTTGACTAAACATGGCTAAATTAACACCAGTTACAGGAAACCCATTTGCAGGGCTTGAATCAGTATTGGTTCAAAAAGAAAAGTCTCAGCGCATTGAGCCAACTGAGCGTGGGCAAATGGCTGGTTACTTGCAATTGTTAAAAGATGCTGGCGCAGGTAAAGCGGTTATTGGTGCTGTTCTAAATGCAGGTTCTCCACTAGACCAAGCAAAAGCAATTGTAAAAAATCTTCCTAGTGCTGAAATCAAGTTTGATGTTGTTGCAGGGAACTATGTTCCTTACATCACATACAAAGACAAGAACTATGCTATTACAAAGCAAGGTCTAACTGGTGAAGATGTAGCTGAATTTTTAACCCCATCTATTGCTGACATTGTTTCTACTGGTGGAGTAATGGGTGCGCTTAAAGTAGGCTCACAAGTTCTTCCTCCTCCATTAAGAGCGTTAGCACAAGGTGCTTTGGCTACACCTGTAAGAAGGGCTACTGTTGCTGGAACTACATCTGGTGCAACAGACCTTTCAATGCAAAACCTTGCACAAATACTTGGTGGAGAAAAAGATACTTCTTATTTGCAAGCTGGTGCAACAACTTTGTTTGGTGGATTTGGTCAAAATATTGGCGAAAACTTAGCTAAAAAGTTTGGCAAAAAGCAAAGCATTTTAGACAATCAAGGCAAACTAAAGCCAGAAGTTGAACAGTATTTTATTGACCAAGGCTTAAACACTTCTCGTTGGACGCCTGACATTTTGATGGAGTTGGATAAGTTGCGCCAACAAGCTGGTAGGTCATTTTATGATGATGCTGTATTGTCAACATCTGTTGCAAAAGCAGAATCAAAAGCATCTGGCATACCAACAACAAAAGGTCAGCAAACTGGTGATGTAAACCAACTTGCTCGTGAATATCGCATGAGGGCTGGCGCATCTGGTGACAAAGCAGCCACTACTATGCGTGAGTTTGACTTGGCACAAGCACAAGCCATTAAAGAGGCGCAAGAGCGTTTACAGGCTCAAACTGGTAGAACTACACAACCTACATTTACCACTCGTCAGGAACAAGGTTCTGCCCTTGCTGAAGACTTGCGTAAGACAGCATCTGCAAAACTTAAAGAAGTAGATGAAGCATATAAAGAAATGAAGGATGTTCCTTTTTCTGTTATGCCAGATGACTTTAATGGATTAGCACAATACGCTACAGATTTTGCTTTAGCTGGTGACAGGATTCTTGACCCTAAGTTGTATCCTGAGATGATGGCAAATATTAAGTATTTGCGTGAACTTACAGAAAAGTTTGGTGAAGATTCTTTCTCTTTGGGGAAGACAGAGCAAGTTAGGCGTGTTCTTGCTAGAACTGCAAACTCTGCAAGCAATGACGAAAGAAAAGCTGCTGCCCTTACATCTATCAAGGCTTTTGATACTTGGTTAGATGATTTGGTTGAACAGGGTAAGTTCTTAGGTGACGAGACTGCTGTTACCAAGCTAAAAGACGCAAGGGCAAAGCGCACAGAATATGGTCAGTTATTTGAGCCATCTAATAGACTTGGTGGCGATACTGCTGGAAGGTCTATTGAGCAAATCATTAAAAATGATGATGTAACTTCACCAGAAATTGTTAACAAGATTTTTGGTAATGCTGATGTTGGTGGCAATCAAAATGCTTATAGAACAATTGACAGATTGGTAAAGGCGTATGGCGCAGACTCTCCAGAAGTGAATAGAGTTCGTGAAGCTGTGTTCTATCAAATTATCAATGGCTCTGCTGGTGACCCTGCTAATCCTTTAAAGGTTGTCCAAAGGATTGACAAAGCAACTAAAGAAGGAAGTGAAATTCTTAATTTAGTTTTTAATGGCGAAGACTTGGGTAAGTTGTTTGACTTGCGTACTCAGTTATCTAGGGTTTTGCCTCCAGACAATCCATTGTCAGCAAACTTTGCTGGTGCAGGTTCTATCAATCGTTCTGGCTCTGCTTATGAGTTATCAAGAGGATTGGGCGACTTGCTACAAAAAATATCTACTGGTGGAACATTAGCTGCTACAGGTGACCCTGTTACAGCAGGTGGTCAGTATTTATTGCAAAATGCAATGGGAACTGCTAAAGATATATTTAGGAATATGCCAGCTAAAGAAGCGGTGCGTGGTGCGACAATACCTAATGCAATGCCAAACAACTTATTGTTTCCAGCAACTAGCGCAGCAGCAGGTTCTCAATTAGTTGAACAGGTATATCCATATCTTGAAGAACTTTTATCTGGCGGTCTGCTAGGTCAATAATTTAACGGAGTTAACATGGCAAAGACAAAAATCTCGGAATTTAGCGCAACCCCTGCTAATAACACAGACATTGATTCGATTAACATTGCAGAGGGCTGTGCGCCATCTGGCATTAACGATGCTATCCGTGAGTTAATGGCTCAGTTAAAGGACTTCCAGACAGGTGCTGTTGGTGACTCGTTTAACGGCCCTGTTGGTACATCTACGGCTGCTGCTGGTGCGTTCACTACCCTAGCTGCCTCTGGTTCTGTAACCCTCTCTGGAGGAACAGCCAACGGAGTAACCTATCTCAATGGTTCAAAGGTTCTGACAAGTGGCTCTGCGCTAGTCTTTGATGGAACAAACCTTGGTATTGGAAATTCAAATCCAGCAGGATATGCCGCAAAAGTAATGATTGCTGGTAGTGCAAATACAACTAATTTGTTAACTATTCAAGATACTGGAACTTCTTATGGTTCAAGTAAATTATTGCAATGGTTTATAAATTCAACAGGTGCAAATGCAGGCGCTATTGTTCATAGTGAAGCACAAGGAATTGGTATTCTTTCTAATGCTGATTTACCTTTGTACGCATCTGGCTCAGAACAAATGCGCCTCACCTCAACAGGGTTGGGTATTGGTACAAGTTCGCCTAGCGCACAACTTCAATTAAACAAATCAGGAACAGGCGACTACACAACTTTTAGATTATCAAACAGCGGTGCTTCTGGTAAGACTTACGAGATTGGTGTCGGTGGTAATACTGCCGCATCAGGTTACGCAAACAGCCTTTATTTTTATGATTCCACAGCGGCTGCTTTGAGAATGGTGCTTGATACCTCAGGCAATGTTGGTATTGGTACAAGTTCGCCATACGCAAAAATCCAAGTAGCTCAATCATCAAGTACGCTTCCCGCAAACTGGATTTACAGAGGCACACAAAGTCTTGATAACAATTTACCAACAACTTATGGATTCCCTTATCTACAGATAGGTCGAAGTGAGTATCGTTTAAGTAGTTTACAAACTATAGGTTTTGGTTACGTAGGCGCAAATGGAAATAATCCTCCAGCAGAAATTGGATACGTAAGCACGAGCGTAAGTGGAGAAACACTTGGCGATTTAGTTTTTGCTACAAGGTCGGTAACTACTAATACTGCCGCCACAGAGCGTATGCGCCTCGACTCCTCAGGCAATCTAGGCTTGGGAGTTACTCCGAGTGCTTGGAACAGCGTTTATAAAGCAATGCAATTTGGGCCAACAGGGGCGATTTATTCTTCAAGTAGCAACGATTCAACCTTTAGCAACAACACGTTTTGGAATGCATCAAATTCTCCAAGATACCTTGTAACGGCTGCGGCAACGTATTACTACCAATACGCTGGCGCACACACATGGGCAACAGCCGCATCAGGCACAGCAGGAAACGCTATCTCCTTTACTCAGGCGATGAATTTGGATGCAAGTGGGCGACTTGGGATTGGTCAAACAAGTCCTAGCTATGTATTGGATACTTATGACACAGTAGGTCAAGCGCGTTTTTCAAGAAATAAGACCACAACAGGTGATATGGGTGGTTTGATTCTTGCTGGCTTAAACGCAAGTAGTTCAGCTATTTCTTATGCGTTAATTCAGAGCAATGCGTCTACTGTTACTGCTGGTTCTGAGGCTGGAAACTTAGACTTCTACACAATGCGTAGTGGAAGTATTACACAAGCTGCCAGAATAGACTCTAGCGGTAACTTGCTGGTGGCATCCACTAACAGTTCCATGACTACTGGAACAGGCATCAAACTTACTGCTGCTGGTGGTGGTGCAAGCACTCCAACTTTGGGTTTAGTTGGCAACTCCTCTGATAATGGTCAAGGCTCTTATCACCTGTATTCAAGTTCGTTAAGCCAATATCAGTTTTATGTAACTTATGGCGGGACAATTTACGCTCGTAGTACATCCATCACAGGTCTTTCTGATGTTTCTGAAAAAGAAAACATTAGAGATTTAGAAACTGGTCTTAATTCTGTCTTGGCATTACAACCAAGAAGGTTTGATTGGAAGAATGGTTCTGGCACAAATGTTTCTGGATTCATTGCACAAGAAGTTCAATCTGTACTGCCCGACTTGGTTGAAAGCTACAAAATTTCTGACGAAGAAAATAAACTTGGCTTAAAAATGGGCGACATGATTCCTACTTTGGTCAAAGCCATCCAAGAACAACAAGCAATCATTGACTCACTCAAGGCACGCTTGGATGCCGCTAATCTTTAAAGGAAAACTAACATGACTACCACTTGGACAATCTCACAACTTGACCGTAAAACAGCAGATGGTTTTGTAACTACCGCTCACTGGCAAGCCACAGCAGTAGATGGCGAACACACAGCATCCATCTATTCAACTTGCTCATGGGCAGATGGCACAGTCAACACGCCTTATGCAGACCTGACACAAGAGACAGTCCTTGGTTGGGTATGGGCTAATGGTGTTGATAAGCAAGCCACAGAAGATGCTTTGGCGGCTCAGATTGCTTTGCAGAAAGCACCAGTAACGGCTTCTGGGACTCCTTGGGGTCAAGCATGAAGCTAGAACTAGACGTTAACGAGATTAACTTTGTATTGCAGACTCTTGGTGAATTGCCAAGCAAGTCAGGCGTGTGGCCTCTGATTCTTAAAATCAAAGAACAGGCTGAAGCGCAAGTTCCTAAAGACGCACCAACGGAGTGAGTAATGGAAGACCAAGTAACCCACAAGCAAATCTACGACAGGCTCATTGCTGTTGAGACTAAGGTGGATTCCATCGACAAGAACACAAGTGGGCTTGTAGAGGCTATGAAGGCTCTTGATGGGGCTTTTAAAGTCTTGGGGTGGGTTGCTTCTGCTGCCAAGCCTATTCTGTGGGTGGCTGGTCTAATCATGGCTGCTGGTGCTGTTTGGCAGACTTGGATTAAAAAATGAACGATTGGGCTGTGGCTTTTACTACCGCAGTCCTTTTTTGCATTACTGTGGTCTGGTGTTTTTACATCATCGTTTGGGCTATGACGTGAAATGGCTACTGGTGCTTTCAACCTTGTTTACCTTGGTGGCATCTAGTAAAGAAAAAACTGAATATCGTTGTGTCAGATGGGCATGGACAGGTGATGTTTACAACCGAAAGGTAGTATGCCTTGAGTGGCAAAAGGTTGAGAAAAAATGATACTTAGCCCCGAAGACGCATTGGATGGCTTACAAAATGCCATCAATCTTGTAAAGAAAGCGCAAGCCGTTGCCAAGGATTTAGGTGGTCTTGGAGTAATGGTTGGGCGACTCTTTGATGCCAAGAGCCAAGCTACAAAGGCGATGGTTCAAGCCAAGCGGTCAGGCAACAAGAGTAACTTCGCCATAGCAATGCAAATAGAAAATGCTTTGATGAATACGGCTAAGTTGGAATCCCAGCTTCAAATGCTCTATATGCAGACAGGCAACGTGGACGTATGGAATAAAATCAAGGCTAGAGCAGCAGAGATGGACAGGGATGATGCCATAGCTGCAAGGGATGAAAAGTTAGAAGAAAAGAGGCGCAAAGAAAAAGAGCAGCGAGACTTTGAGATTGGTGTAGCTGTTGGTGGTGTTATCTTTGTGCTGTTTTTGATTGTTATAGGTCTGATTGAATTAAAAGAATTCTGCGATACAACTCGCAGATGTGGGCGATGAATGAGTATCAAAAAACCTTTGATGAACTGCTCAAATGGTGGATTCGTGGGGCGGTGGCGTGGTATGTGCTAGGGTTTTTACAGTTCCTACCAGACTCTTTGTCAAACAAAATCATGGATAAATTACTTTCACTTATAGGACTCGGATAATGTTATCTCTATTTTCTACACTTGGTGGTTTGCTAATTTCTGGACTACCTAAACTACTAGACTTCTTCCAGAACAAAGATGACCAAAGGCATGAGTTAGCTTTGGCTAGGGTTCAAGTAGAACTTCAATTGCAGATGATGGCTCAAGGGTTTAAGGCTCAAGAGCGCATGGAGGAGATTCGCACAGACCAGATTGCCATGCAAACAGATGCCCAGATGACAGAAGCTGCTTTGGCGCATGATGAGAAAATCATGGAAAAAGCAAGCACTTGGGTGGTTAACTTTGTGGGTACTGTAAGACCTATTGTGACTTACATCTTTATCCTAGAGTTATGCGCTATTAACGCATGGATAGCTTATTACGTTTACTCAAGACCTAGTTTAGTAACAAGCATGGATGACTTAATACAAGTTACTGACATTATTTTCTCAGGCGATGAGATGGCAATGTTGGGCGCAATTATTGGCTTCTGGTTTGGAAGTAGAAGCTGGTCTAAGAAATGAAAATCAGCGAAAAGGGTGAACACCTGATGCACTTCTTTGAAGGCTACAGGAACAAGCCTTATCGGTGCTCTGCTGCGATTTGGACTGTCGGGTGGGGTCACGCTATGTATGCAGACCAATTAGCCCTCCCAAACGTCCGTAAAGAGGGTTATACAGGGCTTATCAGGTCTGATTATCAACTCAAGGGAGAAGACAATCGTGTATGGTCAAAAGAGGAACTGGTCAACCTTTTCAAGATGGATATCGATAATTTTGAACGTGGTGTTCTTCGACTTTCTCCTACTCTTGCTAGTCATCAAAGCAAATTCGACGCTGTTGTCTCTTTTGCCTACAACGCTGGGTTAGGTAACTACCAAAGGTCAACCATTCGCATGAAGGTTAATAGGGGTGATTGGGAGGGTGCTGCCGAGGCTTTTATGATGTGGACTAAAGCAGGTGGTAAGGAAGTAGCAGGGTTGGTAAAGCGTAGAAAAGCAGAAGTGGCTTTGTTTTTAAGTTAATTCTTTGACAAAAACTCCATCTTCATTAAGATAACCTTTTCTGTTTTTAATCTCCTCGTATGCGCCTTTAAAGCACTCTACAAGGTCTAAATCAGCACAAGCACAACCCATTACTAGGGTTACAAGAATATCTCCGTATGCGTCTGCCATTTCAGCACGATTACCATTTTCAATTGCACCTAGCAATTCATTGACTTCTTCAACAGTTTTCCATGCTTGGGCTTTTGCTGTGCTATTCTGAACGATTCCTCGTGCTTCACCCCATTGGATGACTTTTATTTCTACATCTGCGTATGACATGACCACTCTCTTTCATTGCGTCCTGAGTTAGATTTAACTGTTTTACCTGTAAGTTCAATAAGTCCTAAGACTTTCATTTCGTTTAAGCGTCTAGCGACTTGATTACCATCTAGGTTAGTCAATGCTGCTATGCCATCCTTACCAAGAGAACCATGCTTTTGTAAGCACTCTAGGATAACTTGATGGTGCTGAGAGACAACTGGCTTAATTGCCTCTGCTGCCTCAAATGATGTTAGTGGGTCTGTGCTTCTCACTCTTGGGAAGTCAGGAAACACTCTGTCAAATAACTTCTTGTAATCCATTACTTTCTCCTTTAGGTGAGGGGAAGACTGCTCGTCTGCAAGCTAGGAAAATCCTTTGCACAGCCCTCCCCTCGTTAACTTAAAATGGTAGGTCTAAATCATCTTCTTGTTTAGATTTTTTAGGCTTGTTTAAAGAAGCATCAGCGTTCTTATTTTTGATAGACAAGGACATGAACTTCTGTCCGTCTTTGCTTAGTTTAATCCAAGCAGATAGCCAATACTCCACACCCTCTACGTTTACAGACCCTTTGTAGTCTGGAAACTTAGCATCATCTTTTCTATCGTTCTTGAACAAAGAACCCCTGTTAGTATTATCGTATTCCATATTTATCCTTTAGCGTTCTTTAACGCACTTCTTACTTTACTAGGAAGTAAAGTCCATAGAGCAACTTTCTGTTCGCTATCTAAGTTCTCTGCTTCCAACTTGACCCAAGCTGTCTTAGGTTCTTCTTTCTCACAGATAGCAATTAACTCCATTGCTAACTCTCTGAGATAATTCTGTTCGTCTTCTGGAATGGTATCCATTGCACCCTGAGTAGGTGTGATGATTATCTTTTCTTCCTTGATAGGGGCTGCTGCATCAAAACTATCGTTTTCTACGAGGTCAGTAGCGCATAAATATAAATATCTCCGTTGATAAGTCTGAATTCCACCAAGGGACTGGATGGCTGATGCGCCTTTCATGCTTGATTCAACCATTGGGCTTGTAATGACAATCATTGTGCCATCATCTACATCAGTAATAGTCAGGCTTGCATATTCAGCGTCAAACGACACTACGCTGCACAAACCAAGGCGGTTAAAGATTGAGTTTACTTGAGGGAGAAAGTCTCCTAACTCAAAGTAGTTATAGCCAGCAAACTTGTTGTGACCAGACTTTTTGAGTGGCATTGCTTGTAATTCCACTCGTGCTTGCATTAACTTCTTGTGTACCATTTTAATTTCCTTTACTTAAATATTCTTCAATCATTGCTTCTTTGTCTTCATCGTATAAATCCTCGAAAGGTACGAAGTGGTTTTCTGAGCAGCAAACATATTTGTCGCCCTTGGGTTCTGTGCAGTAACAGCAGTAGTCATCATGTGACAAGTCTTTAATTGCATCTTGTCTAGTAATCATTGGATTCTTTCGATAGGCTTTGCTACAAGCCATTTATCACCCAACTGGCGTACTGACTTCACCCATTGCTTTTGGTAGCTTCTAATGACCTGTGGAGGGGCATCGTAAGTGCGAAATATCTTACGGACATGGGTTAGGTAGTGTGTATTCATACTTCCCTCGCTTTTAGCATTTCGTTTGCCAATTTGTATGATTCTTTAGCTAACGCATCTTCTGGCATACCTCGCCAGTTTGCGTTTTCAACTAATCCCTGCATTGCTTTAGCAGCAAAGTAGTCACGCAAGGTCATGCCTGATTTATAGGGTGTAACACCTGTTCCAGTTGGAAATGCTGATTCATTCATGTTCAACCCCTCCAAGCCAGTAGTACACCAATACCGCCAAAGATAACGATGGCTAACACATACTCAACTAGCGTCTGAATAATCTTACTTTTCATTTGGTTCTCCTTAATTGGGGGACTAAGCCCCCTGTTGATTTAGTTTAAAATTAAACGTCCTGTTAAACCCATAGACTTTAAGCAATCAATTGCGTTTTGGATTGCTTCTTTACGAGAATGTCCAAAGAACACAGGTGGGACATTTGTATTTGGCAAAGCACAATCAAACTCAACTACCCAAGCTGGAGGAACAGTAGCCCGAATTCTTGGGTTGTATTGTTCTTCTTTAAAGTAGCAGTCTGCGTTAAATAACTTAGTCATCTTGATTTCCTTAATTACCCACTTACGTTTTGTTATGGGCTGAGTGCAGTATAGCAAAGAAAAACACTTTGTTTAAAATATTTTCACAAATAGTTTACTTTTATGAATTCTGTTGTTATGATGCAACCATGACCAAACAAGAACAAATCCAATTTGACCAAGAACTTATACAGGCTCTAGGTGGTACTTCTTACATTTCTAAGAAGCTACAAATCTCTAAGCAGCGAGTGCATAACTGGATGACCAGAGGCATCCCTGCGTCAATCAAGTTAGCCTACCCAAAACTTTTCTTAAACAAAAGGATTAAGAAATGAGTAAATTGTGCGCTGATTGCAATCAGGAAATTACTGGCAGAGAGCCGAGTGCTAAATTCTGTTGGTCATGTTGTGATTTAAGACCTAAAAAGAATGGACAAGTACAAGCTGCTGCTAAAGTAAATCAAGCAGTAAAAAAAGGTATCTTGCCTCACGTTTCAACTTTAATTTGTGTAGATTGTGGGAAAATTGCTCAATGTTATGAACACAGAGACTACAACAAACCATTAGAAGTTGAGCCTACTTGCAAGAGTTGCAATATCCGCAGAGGCCCAGCTATTCCATTAAAGAAAGAAGAAGTTACAGAATGACCCAAGAAGCAGTTATCAGAGCATTACAGAATGGCCCACTCACATCCTACCAACTAGAGGATTTAACTGGCATACCAAGACTATCCATTGCAGCTTGTTGCACCAAGATGAGTTACAAGAAGAAATTAACAATAGGGAAAATTAAGATGGGGCGTTCTTGGGTTTCTCAGTTTACCCTTGCACCACACATGATTGAGGCTCAAAAGGCTGCCAATGATGAGCCTTACGATAAGCTAAATCCTTTCGACATTCGCAATGCCAAAGGTATCTTTTCTAAGGCAGAATATGCGGTAATGAACGCACAAGCTAAAAGACTGCTTGGTAAATCGTTTTCACAAGATATTACAAACAATCAGTTTATTTGATACAATGTTTTGAAACACGGCTAGGTTGGACTAATTACCCATACCGAAAAGAGAACACCCCCCTCCTGCCGATTGTTTCTTTTATGGGGGTATTTGGGGCGTGTTATGCACTACTACCAGTTTCACATTGGTGACTACAAAAGTCACACTCATCATCTTTCTTTAATGGAAGATTTAGCTTACAGACGTTTGCTAGACTTCTACTTTCTGCATGAGCAACCCATAAAACACAGGGATATTGCTCGTCAGATTGGTATGCGTGAGCATGAGGAAGACGTTATGACTGTGCTTAATGAGTTCTTTATTTCCACAGCAGATGGCTTTGTTTCTCCTCGTGCAGACAAGGAAATCAAGCAATACAAAGAGTTCTCAGAAGCTGGAAAGCGTGGGGCAGCTAAGAGGTGGTCAACACCCCCCAATGGGGAGGCTATTAGCACCCCTAATGCTACCCCAATAGCAACCAATAACCATAAACCAATAACCAATAACCAAGAGAAGAAGACACTCGGCAAACGCCTCGCTTCTGATTTTAGTTTTCCATTGGAATGGGAACAGTTCTGCCAACAGACAAGACCAGAACTTAGCCCTGTTAAAACCTTTGACCAGTTCAAGGATTACTGGATAGCCCAAGCAGGTCAGAAGGGTGTCAAGCTGGATTGGTTTGCAACTTGGCGTAATTGGGTGAGAAGCACTAACGCACCTAAACAAAACCCTGCTGACATTGTGAGGCTCACAGTTCCGAGCAGAAATGAGCCTGACCCTGCTCTTGAGAAAATTAAAGCTGATGCTCTTAAAGCTGCGCCTATTCCGCTAGAAGTTTTAGCAAAGATGGCTGAGTTGCGGAGGAAGGCATGAAAGACTTATTTGGTGACGAAGAATTTAATTGGGAAAAGGAGTGGCAAGGTATGCCTGAGTTTGTCCAAGAAGACTTGACTGAGATACACAGCATTACTGTCCACTTCCTGACAACAGAAGACATGATTAAGTTTTCTGAGTTGATTGGCAGAAACATCACATTCACAACCAAGAGTGTTTTGTTTCCAGTAACCCAGACAGAAAAAAAGGTGTGGATAGATGAATCCTAAACACCCTGTTTACATTGTCTCAAAAGGCAGATGGGAATCCAGACTGACAAGCAAAGCATTTGACGAAATGAAAGTTCCGTACTTTATCGTTATTGAGGAACAAGAGTACGACAACTATGCGTCAGTTATTGCGCCAGAGAAAATCCTAATCCTTGATAAACAATATTTGCGTGATTACGATACTTGCGACTCTCTGGGTAACTCTCTGGGAGTTGGGCCTGGCGCAGCAAGGAACTTCTGCTGGCAGCACTCCATCTCTATCGGTGCATCTTGGCATTGGGTGCTAGACGACAACATTGATGGCTTCTGTCGCCTAAACCGCAACGAGCGTCACAAGGTTTCTTCTGGGACTATCTTTCGCATTGCAGAGGACTTTGTTGAGCGTTACGAGAATGTCTCTCAGGCAGGGTTTGAGTATCGTTTCTTTGCTGGTGGCAGCAGACGCAAGAAACCTGCTTTCCGATTGAACACAAGGATTTACTCTTGCATCTTGAATAGGAACGATGTTCCTTATCGCTGGAGAGGTAGATACAACGAAGACACAGACCTTTCCTTGAGGATGCTCAAAGATGGATGGTGTACTGTTTTGTTTCAATGCTTCTTACAAAACAAAGCTGCTACACAGACTGTCAAAGGCGGTAACACAGCAGAGTTTTACGAAAAAGAAGGAACACTTCCGAAATCACAGATGCTGGTTGACTTGCATCCAGATGTTTCAAGATTAGCCTTTCGTTATGGCAGACACCATCATCACGTTGATTACAGCGTTTTCCAGAAAAACCAGTTGCTCAAAAAAGAAGGAATTGTTATTCCGCAAGGTGTTAACAACTATGGGATGAAACTTGCATGAATTTTCAATGGGACATAGATGACTCCAGAAGAACTAGAACACTTCAAAAACTGCGAAGCCAAAGAGTGGATACGCAGGTACAACCAAAAGAAATTGACGATTGGCTCAAGCAAAGCGTTGCTCTGGTGGCAGGGAGTGTTAGGGGACTTGCAACGAATCAGAGGCGAATCCGCTACTTTGGATTTGAGGGAAAGAATGAACAAACTAAGGAATAACAAATGACATTCATGGTGACATTCAAAGTTGAAGGTAATCCTGTTGGCAAACAAAGAGCAAGGTATGCCAAGCGTGGCAACTTTGTCCAAGCCTACACCCCTGAGAAAACCAGAAGCTACGAAACGCTTATCAAGGAATCTGCCAAACAAGCGATGGGAAGTTCCGAGCCACTAGAAACTCCTGTATCGCTTTATCTGTACATCAGAGTACCTATCCCTAAGTCATGCACTAAAAAACGCTTGGAGGCTATCCAAAATGGCTCAGAGAAGCCAATTAAGAAGCCAGATGCGTCCAATATCTTGAAAAGCGTAGAAGATGGTATGAATTCCGTGGTTTACAAGGATGATTCTCAAATCGTCAACTTCCATGTAAGTAAGGTTTATTCAAGTCAAGCTGGTGTAGATATTTGCGTTAAGGAGTGTCTGGAATGAAAGCCCCTTACAAAGCCATTGAGTACATCATTGAAAATTCATGCAAATTTGCCGAGGCTAAAGCACAAAGGATATATCTTGAAGAATTCCGCAAAACCAAAAAGGCTCTGCTGATGAAAGACGCTATGGCTAGAGGGATAGATTCTGCGGTTGCCCAAGAGCGTGAAGCCTATGCTCACATTGAGTATGCTGATTTGCTCAAAGGTTTGATGATTGCCATTGAGAAGGAAGAAACCTTAAAGTGGATGCTGACTGCTGCTCAGATGAAAGCTGACATTTGGAGAAGTGAGCAAGCAAGTGAGCGTCTTGGCGTAAAAACAACAGAATAAAAATAATTGTTCTTAGTAAACATTTTGTTTATTTGTTTGCTATACTTGCGTCAGCCCAAGCAATTCGCAAGGGTACTTTTAAGGAAATCAAAATGACTAAAGCATACGAAATTCATAACCCTAGCTTCAACGACATGACGCTTGAGCAGCAAATTGAAGTTGGCATCAATGATTGGGCTGTTGAGGGTAAAAGTGGTCACTTGTACTTTGGAAGAACTGCACAAGAGGCTTTAGAAATTGCTCAAGGTTTTAATTTTAAATAAATCAACAGGGGACTTAGTTCCCCACTTTTAAGGATACAAAATGAAATACGAATTTGACACAACAACTGGTGAAGGCTCTGTAATCGTTACTGTCGTTATGGAGTACGAGCAGGACGAGGATGGAACTTACAACGAGAATATTTCAGATGTGATTTACGAAAAGGTGTCTTTGATGGGACTCTTTACTGACGCACAGTTTAAAGAATTAGAGATGGAAGGCACAATGAGACTGACCAGCCATTTACTCGCTGAAGCTGACCATGCCAAGATTATGGCTTATGAACATGACTAGAGAAGACGTTATTCGCATAGCCCTAGAAGTTGGCTTTTATGATGGCGAAGTTGATAAGTGTCAATTGATGCTTGAACGCTTTGCCTATCTGGTTGCTCAACAAGAGCGTGAGGCGTGTGCAAAGGTGTGTGAAGCAATTGGGCAACACAACATCATCAACCAATGCACTACTGCCATTCGAGCAAGGGGAAGCCATGACTGATTGGACTAAAGAGGAAGACGAAGCATTTAATTCTGTTGAGCAACAAAGCAACCTTGGTAAGCAAATCTTAAAAGCACAAGGTCAACCCTATCATTTTGATACCTATGTTTCACCCTCACAAAGAAACCATATTCTTGAGGAAGTAGCTTTAGAGTTTGAAAAGATGCCTTTTGGTGACACAGCAGATAGTTTTGCTGCTTTTGTCAGGGGGATGAAGCAATGACTAAAGAAGCATTACGTCTTGCATTGGAGGCGTTGGAGAATGCGTCTAATGCAATTGAATCTTGGGGTAGTTATGCCAGCGAGTATTTTCAGGAAAAGCATGACTTGCAAGTTGACATAAACAATACGCAACAAGCCATCACCGCTATTAAAGCCGCACTAGAAGCGAAGGATGGTTGCCAGTGCCCTGCCTGCAAGGTAGTACCTCACGCAAGCGATTGCGCTGTGCATAGCGAGCCAGCGCATCCAACGGGTGAGTGCAACTGTGGAGCGAAGGATGAGCCTGTGGCAATTCACTGCAAGGAAAAACGCAAAAACAACGGCGTGTGTCCAAACTACAACCTGCAATGTGGGTGGCCTAAATGCAACGAACCCCAAACACCTGTGAGGGTCATATCTTCGGAGCAATTGTCCGCAATGTTTCAAGACCTTAAAGGGATTGATACAAGCCAATCTGGGTATCACTGGCGAGTTGGATATAACGCCGCTTTGCGTCAAGCAATGGACTATTCCATGCCATCCTACACCACCCCACCACCCGTGGCGGAGCCACATAAGCGCCCGTCACGCAGTGACATAACATGGGTAGGGCTGACGGATGAAGATAGGTTTGAATTGGCAAAGGCTCAACATGGCTGGGAAGATTTATGCCTTGCGGTTGAAGCCAAACTAAAGCAAAAGAATGAACAATAGACCCAATAACAGGGAACGGCTGCACTTGGCAAAGATTAAAGAAATGCCTTGTGGGGTCTGCAATGCTTCTCCTCCAAGCGATGCACACCACATTGTTCAGCATAACCAATACTTATGTATTCCTTTATGCAAGGATTGCCATCAAAATAATTTTTTGGGTATTCATGGGCAAAAGCGTAATTGGGCAATTTATAAGCAAGATGAAATGTCGGTGCTAAATGAAACCCTTGCAAAACTTTTTAGATAGCGCACAATGGATGCACTCAGTTGCCATTGAGTTTTAAGAGGGCTTGCGTCCTCTTTTTTTTATGAGATAATGGTACAAACTCCGTAGGGATAGCCATGAGTGGATTACTTGAACCATCCGTAAAAATTGAGATTGAGATACAAAGCCAAGAGAAAAAGGGCGAAGCGTGTCCAGTTGCCACAGGTGACGTAGAAGTCAATCTTGAGTGTCGTCAGAAAGCCATTGATAAGGCGAACTATGGCCCAATGAATCCTAACGAAGCCAACGCTGATTACTGGCGTGAAATCTCTAAGGCTTGGAGAAACTCCCCCGCACAGGCTAAAAAGTCTCGTTGCGGTAACTGCGCTGCTTTCATTCAAACCCCTAAGATGCTTGCTTGCATTGAATCAGGCTTAGAGATGGGCGACAACGAGATGGACGCATGGGAAGTCATTGACGCTGGCGACTTAGGCTATTGCGAAGTGTTTGATTTTAAGTGTGCTTCCAAGAGGACTTGTGAGGCATGGATTAGTGGTGGGCCAATAACCGAGGAAGAAAATGATGGGAACGACAAATCAGCAAGCAATGGAAATGATGCAGAAACTTATGCAGAAGAAGACTAAGCCCATGCCTGAGCGTGGTGAGCGTACTGCAAAGAACAAAGCAAAGAAGCCTAAGAAATGATTAAACGAGGCTCAGAGCAGTTTTCTGGCTACAACAAGCCTAAGAAGACTCCTGACCATCCCACTAAGTCTCACGCTGTTTTAGCTAAGTCTGGTGAGGATGTAAAGCTAATCCGTTTTGGTCAACAGGGTGTAAAAGGTTCACCTGATGGCACGAAGCGCAACGAAGCGTTCAAGGCTCGTCACGCTGAGAACATTGCCAAAGGTAAGATGAGTGCAGCGTATTGGGCTAACAAGGTTAAATGGTGAACAACATGAAAATGACAAAAGCTGGTCAGAAGAAAGTTGGCAAGGTCATGGGTGAGTACAAAGAAGGTACTCTACACTCAGGTAAAGGCGGTAAAGTTGTAAAGAGCCGTGACCAAGCTATTGCTATTGCTATGGCTGAAGCTGCTAAGAAAATGGGTAGGATGAAGTAATGGCTGAACTTAGGGCTACTCCTTACGCTAACCCATTAACAGGGTTATCTAACGATGCTATCCAAGGCTTGCTTGCGTTCATGCAAGATAAAAGGCGCACTCAGCAACTGCAAGGTCTGGGTAATTTGTTGGAAAGCACAGGAATCCCTAAGACAGTAGAGAGAGCAGCATACGCTGAAAGCCCCAGAGGATTGCTAGACGCATTAACCAACGTCAACAGGGCTAACGTACCATTGTTAAAGCCTGAGACTGCTGAAGCTGCAATGACCCTTGCACCATTTGCTGCACCTGTTAACAGAGCGTTAATGCAAGCTACTAAGGGTTTACCAGTAGGCGCAAGCGTTAAGAATGTAGGAACAAAACTAAGAGTTAAACCGCCAACAGATGACGTTTATGAAGTAATGGATGCGACATTTGAGTATGCAAAATTAGGTGGAAACAAAACATTACCAATTGACCAATTAACTGGTGGTGTACGAATGACAGACCCTAAAGAAGTTAAAAGGGTTAAAGAGTTAGCAGAAAAAATTTCTAGTCCTGATGGTTTTGTTTCTAGGATTATTGTTGACGATTTAGGAAATGTTCTTGAAGGTCAGCATAGACTTGAAGCATTAAGATTGCTTGGTGAGAAGAATGTCCCTGTTTCAGTAATTGAAGATTTAAGCAACAAGTATGACATTCCTGCAATGAAAAAGGCATTGGAAGGTAAGTTCCGTTCTGATGAAACTAGACAATTACTAAAACATTCAATTGATACTCTTGAGGAAGCTGGAAGTATTGACAAAGCATTGTCAGACTTTGCAATGCCAGCTAGGTATCAGAAGCCATTTGAGGATGCTATTAAAGCGTCAAAAGTAAAAGCAAGTTATCCACAGCAAGAAGCACTAGATACAGCACAAAGAAACGCTGTTGAATATCCTTTAGCACCTGCTGGCACTAGATACGAAGAATTTGGTGGTCAACTTACTTACATGACTCCTGACGAGTATTTGTCCAGAGTAAGACCATTAGAGTTAGATGATGTGTCACTAGAAAACATTGCCTCACTTAAAAGCCATGTTCAATCTGGTGGAAAACTAGACCCATTGCACATTTATAAAGATGGCAAAGAGGATGGTAGGCATAGAGCGTATATGGCTAAAGAATTGGGAATTGAGCAAATCCCTGTTGCGCTGCACACCGAAGCAAACAATCTTGGTCAGAATATTCCAATGGATGCGCTATCATTACTGGCAGAACAACAACGTAAACAAATTACAAGTCTGTTAGAATAAAGTATTACTTAACCTTGACCAACCCTAGAGGAGTCAAACAAAATGAATAAATTAGAGGTAGGATATTCCGAGAACTTAACCAATAAGGGTAGAGGAAGACCCAAAGGGGCGGTTAATCGGGTCACTAGCGAGTTCAGAGAGACAGTTAAGTGTCTACTAGAGGATAACGCTGATAACGTCTCCAAGTGGCTTACATTGGTTGCGGAGGGTGATGAAGTTAAAGAGATTCGTCCAGACCCTTACAAAGCATTAGATATGCTGGCTAAGTTGGCTGAATATGCCACACCTAAACTTGCAAGAACAGAGTTAACAGGTAGCGACAACAAACCCATTGAGATTAGCGTTACATGGGCGAAGTAATCGAAATTCCCTATAAGCCAAGGGAACACCAACTAAGAGTTCACGAGTTACTGGATGGCAAACGCTTTGCAGTAGTGGTGGCACATCGTAGATTCGGTAAGACTGTAGCTGCGCTTAACCACTTAATCCGTGAGGCGGTGCTAAACGAGAAAGAAACACCCAGATACGCTTACATTGCGCCTACCTATGGACAAGCAAAGAGGGTAGCTTGGGACTATCTCGTTAAATACACTACTCCGCTAGGCGGTACTAACAACATCTCAGAGTTACGAGTTGACTTCTGGGGTAGGCGTATTCAATTGTATGGCTCAGACAATCCTGATTCCCTCCGAGGACAATTCTTTGATGGGGTAATCATTGATGAGGTGGGTGACCAGAATCCTAAGATATGGACAGACATTGTCAGACCTGCACTAGCTGACAGAAAGGGCTGGTGTCTCTTTATTGGTACTCCAAAGGGACACAACCACTTTAAAGAACTGCGAGACAGGGCTGAAAAAGAGGATGGGTGGGGATTGCTAGAGTTCAAAGCCTCTGAGACAGGGGTGGTGGATGATGTAGAACTGAAGGCTGCTAAGAATGAAATGGGGGAAAGCAAGTACCGCCAAGAGTTTGAGTGCAGTTTCGATGCGCCAATTGAGGGGTCATATTATGGAGAAATCCTTAACGAGTTAGAAGACAAGAAGCATATGCAGGAGATTCCCAGAGAGGAACTGAGTAGGACTTTTACTGCTTGGGACTTGGGAATGGGTGACTCTACGTCTATCTGGGTAGCTCAATTGGTGGGTACTGAGGTGCGTTTGATTGACTATTACGAGAATCATGGCGTAGGTTTAGACCACTACGTTAAGTGGATTAAGGACAACGACTATCTCAAAGCAGAGCATATTCTGCCCCATGACGTTAGGGTCAGGGAACTTGGCACAGGTAAGAGCAGAATGGAAATGCTTGAGGAAGCTGGATTAGAAGTCAAGATTGCACCCAGAATGGGACTAGATGATGGTATCCAAGCGGTAAGACGATTGCTGCCAAGGTGCTGGTTTAATGTTCCTAAAGTCCAAATAGGGCTGAATTGCCTGAGAAACTACCGCAGAGATTACGATGAGAAGCGTAAGATTTTCTATGAAAGACCACTACACGATTGGTCAAGTCATGGCTCTGATTCGTTCCGTTACTTAGCACTAGGGTTGGATGAAGGACATTCAACATGGTCTAAGCCTATTAACCAAACTCCGAAGTGGATTGTCTGATGTATGTACAAATGCAAGGTGTAAATCTAGCACCTAAAGTAAAAGAACTTGAAAAGCGTATCGAAATGCTTGAAAATATGGTAAAAGAGTTACAATTGGATAAACCCCGAATGGGACGCCCTCCAAAGGACAAGCATGGCACAGAACGAGTTAATGTCGATAATCCAAGCAGAGATTGACGATGCAATTGGATTTATTGAGAGTGAGACTGTTGAGCAAAGGAAGCAAGCACTTCAAGCATACTTACGTCAACCTTACAATAATGAGGTTGAGGGTAAGTCTCAAATCGTTACTGGAGAAGTGGCAGAAGCGATAGATGGTGCGCTACCTAGCTTAGTTCGTATCTTTACAGGCTCAGATGATATTGTAGTTTTCGAGCCTCAAGGCCCTAAAGACGAAGCATCCGCAAAACAAGCGACACAGTATTGCAATTGGGTTTTTTCCCGTGATAACGCTGGTGTATCTATCCTCCATGATTGGTTTAAGGATGCTCTGCTTCAGAAGAACGGCATCGTTAAAGCATATTGGGAAGACAAAGAAGACATAACTAAAGAGCGTTACTTTGATTTGTCTAATGATGAGTTAGCAATGCTGATGAGTGATGAGACTATGGAGATTGTCGAGCAAGATACGACAGAGTTTCCAATTATTGACCCAATGGGACAGCCAGTTATAGACCCTATGGGTATGCCTGTGATGAGTGCTACTCATAACGTAGTTGTCCAACAGAAGAAAAAGTCAGGCAAGGTAACGATTGAGAATGTTCCTCCCGAAGAATTCCTGATTAGCAAGAAGGCTAGAACTATTGCTGATTCGCCTTTTGTAGCCCACAGGCAGATGTTGACTCGTAGCACCTTGGTGGCTATGGGCTTTAACAAGAAGCAGATTGAAGGCTTGCAGATGGGTGATGCTTTGGCTTATACGCCAGAGCGTGTGGCTCGTTATGCAGCAGGTGAGCAACCTTACCAAGTTCAGACTGATGACCCATCAATGCAAGAGATTGAAGTCTTTGAGTGCTATGTCAAAACTGATATAGATGGCAAAGGCATTGCTACCTTGGTTCAAGTGTTCTACGCTTCTAATGAAATCCTAGAGGATGAGAAGGGTAAGGAAATGATTGAGGAAGTTGATTACGTTCCTTTCCACTCTATTTGTCCTATACCAATTCCGCATAAGTTCTTTGGTAACTCGTTAGCTGACAGAACAGTTGACCTACAACTAATTAAAACGACTATCACTCGTCAGATGTTGGATAACTTATATCTGACCAATAACGCCAGAGTAGTTGCCGTAGAGGGCCAAGTCAATTTAGATGACCTGCTTACTTCTACAGCAGGGGGTGTTATTCGTGCCAAGTCACAAGGTGCTGTTCAACAGTTAGTTGTTCAGAACGTGGCTAATCAGGCTTTCCCAATGCTTCAGTATTTGGACACAGTACAGTCTAAGCGTACTGGTGTGTCTGATGCTTCACAGGGCTTAGACCCTGCTATCTTGCAGAACGTGACTGCTGCTGCGGTTGCTTCAATGCAACAAGCTGGCGCAGGTAAGATTGAACTGATGGCTCGAATCTTTGCTGAGACAGGCGTTAAGTCTTTGTTTCAAGGTATCTTGCACTTGCTTTGTAAGTATCAGGACAAGGCTCGTATGGTGCGTATGAGAGGAGAATTCGTAGAGTTTGACCCTCGTACATGGGCTAACCAATACGATGTGTCTATCAATGTAGGTCTGGGTGCTGGTAACAGACAAGAGCAGATGGCTATGTTGTCTATGGTTCTTGCTAAACAAGAGCAGTTGATTGCTCAGTATGGCCCTGCTAATCCTTACGTTTCTCCTGCTCAGTATCGTGGCACATTGGGACGCATGGTAGAGATTGCAGGGTTTAAGGATTCTGCTGAGTTCTACAAAGCGATTACGCCAGAGCAAGACCAAGCATTGAGCAATCCTCCTCCACAGCAACAACAAATGCCTCCAGAGGTTCAAGCATTGATGGCTAGGACTCAGGCTGAGATACAAGCCAACCAAGCTAAAGCACAAGCTGACTTGCAGATGCAACAACAACAGATGCAGATTGATATGCAGATGGCTGAACAGAAGGCTGCTCTTGAAATGCAATTGATGCGTGAGAAAGAAATGGCTAAGTTGCAACTTGAGCGTGAGAAACAACAGGCTTACTTTGCATTGAAGCAACAAGAGTTTGAAGCAGAAGCCCAATTGAAAGCAATGAAGATTGGTGCTGGCATTACATCCAACGTAGAGATTAGAGGTTAATCATGGCTACAGCACCAGTTTATTATTCAGACCAGTTAGTTAAAGAGTTCATTGACAAAGAGTTTGCAGGTAAAACTGGTGACGCTTTATATCAAGCAGTTGCTAATGAAGCGGTAAATAGAGGCGTTTCAGCAGAGCAACTTGGGCGTGTGCTTGGGTTTGATACTTCTGCTGTTAACCAATACGCTACCAACATTGGTAAACCACTTGTTGCAGAAGCAAAAGTTTTAGATACAGTTATTGATAACGCATATAACCAACAGTTTGGGCGTGATGCTACAGAGGCAGAAAAAGCCAATGCAAAAACTTATCTAACAACTGGCGGTAATTCTCTTGCTGGTACAGGCGCATTGAACTACAGCACAGAAGGCTATAACTACGACACACAAAGCATCATCTCAGGCTATCGTAGCGCACTAGGTAGAAACCCTACACAGACAGAATATGTTTCTGAAATGGCTAAGTTGGGCTATGACCCATTTAATGCGAGTGTTTTAGGTACTGCAAAGAACTTGTCTGCCAATGTTGCTGCGCTAGAGAGTGACCCATTTGCAGGGCGTTATGCAAACGTCAATCCTTATGGGACTTATGACTTATCAACGATGACCACTAAGCTGGACTCTACGTTGCCAAACATTTCTAAAAATGTTTCTGGTAATGTTGTTCAGTTTATTAACCCTGTTACACAACAACCTATTGTCACATCGTTTGTAGATGGTAAGTTGGTTGTTAAAGAAGGCGTTAATACATTAACTGGTGAGCAAGCACAAGCAGCTATCAATCTGGCTTTGGGTACTGGTGCGTTAACTGGTACTGAGTACAAAAACCTAACTGGTGCATTGGCTAACGCTAAGTCAATGGATGATGTTTATAAAGCATTTGGTACACCACAAGCAGTAGCAGCGTTAGACCCTAACTATGGCTTTCAATTGGGTGTAGGCAAGACGCTAGAGCAAGCACAATCTAACTCTACAGGTGTTCAAGCCTTAGTGGATAAGATTGCTGCTGAGAATGGTGGTAGGTTACCTGCTAACTTCTCTGTTGGTGCATTGGCTCAAGCTAACAAAGTTCCTTTCCAGTTTGGTCAAGATGTTTATAACAAAGCATATGCGACTGATGCAGGTCAAAGAATTAACACTTTGGCTAAAACACCCACTACACCACTAAACTTTAACCCTGCTAACATTTATCAACCTCCGATTGTTGCAGGTCAGATGCGTGAGTTGTTCCCCTCGTTTGGAGAATCTAAGCGTTTAGCCCAAGGCTTGATTAACGAGCGTCCAACGACTCAAAGCATTGTTAACATGATTCAAGGTTTGCCAGCAGATAATAGTCTTGGACTAAACACCATGCAGAACAATGTAGTTGGTGCGCCCACTTCATTGAACAATGTCTTAGGCTTAATTGCTAAGTGAGAACAGAATGAACTATCAAGAACTGGTTAGTTTAGTTGGTGGGAACAATCCTCAGAGTGCTACTTATGAGGACATTGTTTCTGGCATCCAGAGCCAGTATCGTCCACAGACGCAGTTTGCGCCTACCACTTCATTGCTAGACATGATTGGTACGCAGTTACCTGACCAGCCTAGAATTGCTTATGGCTCATTGCTACAGGCACTACCAAGAGTTTTGCCTACACCAATGACAGCAGTTAAGAATACAGATGCAGCAGCAAGTGTAGATTCTGGCGTTATTAACCTTGGGAATCTGGATACAGGCAAGATTACTGGTAACACAGCCATTGATAACACTCTTGTCTATAACAACGACTTCACTAAAAATACTGGTGGAGTTAATACTTCTAATGTTGACTCAGGCTTGTTTGGCACAAAGGTAACAGGAACAGATATAGCCAATGTTGCAGGGACAGTAGCACCGATAGCTGCTTTAGCGGGTAATTCAGACCTAGTTAAAACAGCTATTGCACTAAACCTGATTGGTTCTGCTGCTGACATTAAGACAGAAGCTGATGTTCTGAACTTGGGTACAAAGATAGCAATGTTGGCAGCAGGGCCAGCAGGGAACGTCATAGCAGCAGGTCTAGGCTTGGCTTCAGACAATACACCTATGACAGTTAACGCTTTGCTTGGACTGACAAACCCAACCTTAAACCTTGTCAATCAAATTTCTGGCAATCTAACTGGTTACACCATTGGCGACATTGTTAATGGTTTGCTAAACACCCCAGAAGGAACTGTAGGCGAGTATGGTCTATTGGGTGCTGCTAACCTAGCTGGAACTGCTGATGCAAGCAGAAGAAGGGCAGGGGCTGCCTATGACAGTATGGATGCAAATACTCTAAGGGTGCTTGCTGAACTTGGTGACCAAGAAGCTATTGCCACAATCAGGTCTATAACGAGTGGTGGAACTTCTACCTTTAACCCAATTGCTGACTTAGGTACTGCTAGGGGTAACAGTTATTTTAACTTGTTTACTCCTGTGGCTAATTCTGGCGGTAGTGGTGGTAAATTTGTTGATGACAACTATTCGGTTACAAATGCCTACTGATAAAAACCTACTGGCTCAATGGGCTAAAAACTTACTAAATGATGACTTTTTCAAAGAAGTTATAGATAACTTGAAAAAAGAACAGATTAGTGTGATAATTAACACAAGTGCAGAAGAATGTGATAGGCGTGAAGATGCTTATCGACACATTAAGTCTATTGA